TGATTGATAATGATGTTGAAGATGCTAAATATGAATTACCTTCATGGTTGGACTTTGATAGTTTATTTGTAAATACTACAACAAAACCAGCACCAACTAAGACACCTACACCGACTAAAAAGCCAGATAGAAAGTCACCATATAAACCAAAACATAGACCAAAACCTAAAGCTCGTAAATAAAATAACTAATATGTGGAATAAAAAAAGAATACAAAGATTTAAAAAAAATTTACGTGAAGCACCAATAGATTATGGTGATAGACCAGAAAGAATGGACCCTAGTATTCAGAGAAAAATTGAATCTGGTGAATTTCCAGGTGCTGGTTCAGAAGCGTTTCCATCTGTAGACCCAAGTGGGATTCCTAGTAAATTTGAGGAATTAGTAGCTTCTGAAAGGTTTAAGTCTGTTGTTGATAAAGTTAAAACTTATACTGGATTAAGAAATGTTACCCCACAATCATTCATGCAATTACAACAAATGATGATGGCGGCAACACAAAGAATATTACAATTAGAATCACAACATAAAGAAGAATTAGAAGAATTAGCTGTTAAAATAGTTAGAGAGGAAATGGCAATTCCAGAAGACGCTTTACAATTTGACGCTAAAATTGTCGGCATGGGTCAGATAGATATGTCTGGAATGCAGGGCCAATCACAAGAACAACAAATGGACTCTGAAGAAGAGGCTATGGAAGAATTCGAAGATTTTGATTTGGAGAAACAAAAAAGACGGTTTTTAAACCAATTAATACAAGGAGCTTCTAAAAAAGGACATTACATGTTTCATTTAGTTGAGGATGAATTAAATAATATCGACCCAAATCTAATTAATTTATATGGGGTTATGATGTCAATAAATGATTTGGTTTATTGGATTATGCCAGACCAAACAACAATGATGATGGCACAGAGTGGAAGTAGTATGGCTGGTAAAGAAGAAGTTGACCCAGACACTGACCCACCAACTGTTATTGCTAGAGGTATAACTTTCCCAGTATTAGTTCACGAGTTAGTTAAAGGTGTTATGGAGGTATTGGCAACTCAGGGATTACCAGACGACCCAAATAAAGCTCAAAGAGTTATGGATTCTGAAGATACTTTAGTTGCTGAAGTTTGGGATTTAAGATTAGGTCCAGTTATTTGGGAAAAATTTAGAGAGTCATATCCACATGAATTATTACAAGACGATAAAAGAGAAATTCAAAATTATTTATTTAGTGAGTTTGCTAGTATGGATGCTAAAGACATGTTTAGATTAGCTAAAAAAATTCTAAGTGGTGGAGAAGAAGGGAAAGAAGAATTAGAAAGGATGGTTAATGATATCATAGCTCAACTAAATGAAGAATCTTATGAGGATGAATATTATGATGATGAAGGTGACACTATGTATGATGATGGTGGTGACGTATTAGGTACTCTAGATTTACCAAAAAATGATGGTGGTAAAGAATATAATATTGACGATATATTAGATAAAATTGGTAGAAGTGGTATGTCATCTTTATCAAAAGGTGAATTAGAATTCCTTAGAAACCAATCAAAATCTTAGTAAAATACATTTTAAATATTTATAAGTATGGGAATGACTAAACAAGAACTCATACAAGAATATGTTAAGTGCCATGGTAACACACCATACGCACTTAAAACATATTTGCAAACATACGACAATACTCAACAAAAACATGTTCCTTTTGTGTTATTTCCAGAACAAAAGGAAATGATTGAGGACTTTGAAAATTACTCTGATAATATAGTTTTAAAATACAGACAAGCTGGTGTATCAACAGCAACAGCAGGATGGATATCAAAAAAACTACAATTTGCCTCAAAAGAATCTCCAGAAAAGATTTTGATTCTAGCAAATAAGTTAGATACAGCTACAGAAATGGCAAATAAAATTAAAGGTTTTTTAAGACAATGGCCTGATTGGATTAATGTTGGTTTTGATAAAGATAAAAATTCACAAAAACATTATAAATTAAATAATGGTTCTGAAGTTAAAGCAGTCGCTACTTCAGTAGATGCTCTTAGGGGTTACACTCCCACTATATTAGTTTTTGATGAAGCTGCATATATAGAATCTGGTGGTGATTTATGGGCTGCTTGTATGGCATCTTTAGCTACAGGTGGTAAAGTAATAGTAATATCTACACCAAATGGGTTTGACCAAATTTATTATGAAGTATTTGACCAATCAATTAGAGGATTAAATAATTTTAAAATAAGTTATCTTAGTTGGTATTATGACCCTAGATTTACAAAAGATTTGGGTTGGGTTAAAACTAAAGATATTGTACATTTCTTATTAAATAGAGATGAGTATAAAGAAGAAGATATAACATATAATTTAAAACAAGATGAATATCAAACTTATTTAGACATGGGTTATAAACCTTTTTCTAGTTGGTTTGAGTCTATGTGTAAAAAATTAAAGTTTGATAGACGAAAGATATCACAAGAGTTAGAGTGTGCGTTCTTAGGTTCGGGTGACAACGTTATCAATAGTACAACTATGGAACAAATACAAGAACATATTTGTGAACCAATAGAAAAGTGGGTTGGTAATGGTTTATGGGTTTGGAAAGAACCAGTACCTGGTCACAAATATATTATGGGTATAGATGTTTCTAGGGGTGATAGTGAAGATTCTAGTGGTTTTATCATTATAGATTTTGATGAAAGAGAACAAGTTGTAGAATATTTGGGTAAGATACCACCAGATATTGTTGCGGATTTAGCTAATAAATGGGCTAAAAAGTATAGTTGTTTTGTGGTTATTGATATTACTGGTGGTATGGGAGTAGCTACATCTAGAAAAATGTTAGAATTAGGTTATAAAGATTTTTATTATGATGGTGTTAAAGCTGAAGAAATGTGGAAATTCAATCCAGATACTAAAACACCAGGTATAAACTTTAATAGTAAAAGAGCTCAAATAGTACAAGCTTTAGAAGAACAATTAAGAACTGGATTTAAAATTAGGTCACAAAGATTGGTTAATGAATTAAAAACTTTTGTTTATATAAATGGTAGACCAGACCATATGAAAGGACACCATGATGATTTAATTATGTCTTTAGGTATGTCACTTTATGTAGCACAAAATTCATTTACACAATTAAAAAAGAATGTGGAACAAGCTAAAGCGATGTTAGATGCGTGGATAAGTGATGAAAGAAAATTTAGACCGAATCAAGGTCAACCTGTTTTTAAACCAAGTAGAGCATCTAGTAATCCACTTCCACCATCTTCTAATGACCCTAAAGACTATTTATGGATGTATACAGGATTAAAATAATTTAGTAAAATGGCAATAATAAAAAAAAGTGGATTTGGTTTTGGTGGTAGATACAAAAGTGGTAGACTACTAAGACAAGTTTTAGGTACTACAGTATATTCATGGAAACCTACACCTACTGAATTTATGACCAAAAACAGTAATCTAGCACCTAAAGAACCAGAAGATGTTATTTGCTGTCAAACTTGTGATGGTGTTACTGTAGACAATTGTGTTACTTATGTTTATGGTGGTGTGTGTAAAGAAAATAAAGGGGTACCTACAGAGGCAGCATATGTTGATTGTGATTATGTTGTTTAAAGGTTTACTAGAAAAAAAAATGTTGTAAAATTATATAGTTATGGCAGAACAAAATAGAATGACGATATTTCAAAGATTAAACAATCTTTTTGGTGCTGAGGGGCCTCAGTCACCTAAAAGGTCATATAACTTTGATAAAAAAGATATATTAAAAACAACTTCTAAGGTTGATTACGAAAGAACTAAATTAGAATTACAACAAGGTCAATATTTGGCCAACCAATGGCAAAAAATAGAATCCCAACTTTATTCACAAGCAGTTTATTATGAACCTACTAGATTGGCTTCATATTATGATTATGAATCTATGGAATTTACACCTGAAATATCAGCAGCTTTGGATATTATTTCAGAAGAAGCGTGCACAATTTCAGAAAGAGGTTATATGTTAAACATTTATTCTGAATCTAAAAGAATAAAATCTATACTTGGTGATTTATTCAATAATGTGTTAGATTTAGAATCAAATTTACCTATGTGGGTTAGGAACACATGTAAATATGGTGATAATTTTGTTTACCTTAAAATAGACCCAGAAAGGGGTATTGTTGGTGCTAGTCAATTACCTAATATAGAAATAGAGCGTATTGAGAAAGGAATGAATACGTTTGAAACAAGAACTGGAGATAAGGAAGAACGTGAAGTTAAGTTTATTTGGAAAAATAAAAATATGGAGTTCAATACATGGGAAGTTGCTCATTTCAGATTATTAGCTGATGATAGAAGATTACCTTATGGTACTTCTATGTTAGAAAAATCTAGAAGGATTTGGAAACAACTTTTATTAGCTGAAGACGCGATGCTAATCTATAGAACTTCTAGAGCTCCAGAACGTAGAGTTTTTAAAGTTTATGTTGGTAATATGGAAGACCAAGATGTTGAAGCTTATGTACAACGTGTAGCTAATAAATTTAAAAGAGACCCAATAGTTGATAGAGATACTGGTAATGTTGATTTACGTTATAATCAAATGGCGGTTGACCAAGACTTCTTTATACCGGTTAGGGATTTAGCTGCACCTAATCCAATAGACACATTACCTGGAGCACAAAACTTAGCTGAAATTGCTGATATTGAATATATTCAGAAAAAATTATTAGCAGCACTAAGAATACCAAAAGCTTTTTTAGGATTTGAGGATGTAGTTGGTGAAGGTAAGAATTTAGCTATTCAAGATATTAGATTTGCTAGAAGTATTAATAGAATACAAAAATCAATTATTCAAGAATTAAATAAAATAGCGATTATACATTTGTATATGTTAGGATTTGAAGATGAGTTGGGTAACTTCACACTAGGATTAACTAACCCATCTACACAGTCTGAACTATTAAAAATAGAACAGTGGAAAGAAAAAATCACACTTTATAAAGATGCTGTTACGGACCCAGGTTCTGGTATCCAAGCTGTGTCTGCAACTTGGGGTAAAAAACACATACTTGGTTTCTCAGATGAAGAAATTAAATTAGATTTACAACAACAACGTATAGAAAAAGCTGTTGGTGAAGAACTTAATCAAACTGCTACAATAATTAAGAACACTGGTATATTTTCTAATATAGATAAATTATATGGGGAGATGGAACCAGATGGTGGTGGAGCTGAAGAAGCAGCTGAAGGTGGTGAAATTGAATCTCCTGCAGATACAGGTTTAGAAACTGGAGTTGAAGAAACCCCACCTGAGACTGGTGAAGCTGGTGCAGGGTTAGACTTAGCTTCTATCAGTAAATCTAAATTACCCTTAATATTAGAAACTATTGATAATAATAATTTTGAATTAAATTTATCAAAAGGTAAAGATAAATTAGATGAAGTTAGTGAAAAGTTAGATAGTTTATTAAATGAATAGATATTTATTGTTAAATACAATAATATGTTCGGTAAAACTAAAAATAAAATAGATAGTATTTTAATTAATACTTTTTCACAGAAACCTAAATTTAAGAATGCTTTCCACACTCTTATGGAAAGTTTAAAGGATAACCCAACTAACAGAGAATTTTTCGTACTTTACTCTCAAATAGAGAATAAAGCTTTTAGTGATATTAAAGATGCGGAAGAATATCTTAATGAATCAATCAAAACTTTAAAATCCAAAAAGAATAAGGTTAATTTAAAAAATATTAACGAATCTATATCTAAATATAAAAATTTTATCGGTGACTCAACTAATAAATTATATGAAAGTATTGATACGTTAGTGTTTAATGAGAGTGTTTTAGGTATTGAAAAAAGAATAGAGGCTAAAAAATTAATTTTAAAAAAATTACAAAATAGAGAAACAAAAAAAATATCTGAAGCTAAAATACCAAATTCATTATTAATTAATTTATCTACTAAAAATTTCAATAAAAAATATGAAAATTTAACTGAAAATGATAAACTTGAATTTAAATCATTATTAGGTAAAAACAATATAGAATTTAAAAATGAGTTTGAAACTTTGGTTGAAGAAGTAACAACTAAGTTGGATAATTTAATATCAGAAACTAAAGATTCTCAATTATTGGGTAAATTAAATGAAACTAAAGAAAAAATTTCAAAAACAGTTATAGATAAAGTTTCTTACTACAAAATAAAAGAACTTAATAAAACATTATAAAATAAATTATTATGAATAGGGTAATTAATATTTTTAAAGATAGTAACGACATCAATGAAAAAACTATTGTAGGTTTTTCTTCATTTGCTGTTATGGTTATTTTTGCTATCGCAGATATTGTATCTGGGAGTTTAGGTGAAGATTTAATTATAAATGAATTTATTTATAATTCTTTTTTAATTATTACATTAGGTAGTTTTGGTATAGCTGAAGTTGGTAGGATTGCTAATGTTTTTACAAATAAAAAAGATAATTCAAATGAACAATTACTTACTGAATAATAATATGTTCATAAGTAAAAAGTTAATTTTGACACTAGAATAAAATGCTGTTATATTTAAATATAATAACATTTTATTTATGAAAACAGGAAAACAATTTAAATTAAATTTAAACAAAGATTTTAACACTTACTACGGTAGTGTTGATTACAAAAACCCCAAATCAATATACATCAACATCTCTTCATGGTTTTCTCCTATAAAGGAGTGTGACAATTGGGATAGAGCTGTTAGTGGGTTAAAACGAAATATACAATCAAATATAAATTCTACAAATTTAAATAATTTATTTTTAGAAAAAAAACAAATTGTAGACTTAGATATTAGAACTAGTGGTATCCGTGAAAATAAAAGAAGTTATATGAGTTGTGAAATAACTTTATTCCTTAAAAATGAAGAACCCATAAAATCTGATAATGTAAAATTAGTCGTTGAAAACATTTTAACTAACATAATCAACAATAGTTTTAACACATCTCCATATTTTAATTTTTATAGAACAAAAAAGTAAATGATGTATTTTATTATTACTAAAGTATTTATAGTTAAAAGTAATAATGGAAATATTGAAACCAGGAAAGGTAGGTACGGGTATTTTAATAGAATATGACGCTGGTCACGTATCACCCACTAACACTAATAACAAAAAAGTTATTAAAGAAATGACAGATAGGTCCATCCAAGAAGGGCCCATAATTTTCCATGCTATACTACAAAAAAGTGGTGTAGAAAATAGAAACGGAAGAGTTTATCCAGAAAACATATTAAAAAGAGAAGTAGAAAACTATCAGAAATTAATAGAGAAAGGTAGTGCTTTATCAGAACTAAATCACCCAGAATCATCATTAGTCGATTTGGAAAGAAGTTCTCACAGAGTTTTAGAGACTTGGTGGGATGGTAATATTCTTATGGGTAAATTAGAAATCTTAACATCACCCGCATACCACCAAACTGGTGTTATATCTTGTGTGGGTGATATCGCAGCTAATTTATTGAGACACGGAGTAACGTTAGGTATTTCATCAAGAGGTGTCGGTTCATTAGAAAGAGAGAATGGTCAAAATGTAGTACAAGATGATTTTGAATTAATTTGTTTTGACCTAGTTTCATCACCATCAACTCCAGGAGCTTACTTATTTAAAAATTTAGAAGATAAAGAACTTTATGATGAATCTTTAAATCACGATAAACCACAAGAACAAATAACAACTCAAGCTTTAAGTGGTTCATTAAGATTAATGGATAAGTTAGATAGTTTCTTATCGGGATATTAAAAATAATAATTTATCTTTTATTTGTATTATAAGAGGAGTTTTTAATTATTGGTAGTATTTATAATAAAAATAAAACTTTAAAAAGCGCTTAATAAAAAAGATATGGCAGATAACAAATCAGTCTTAGAACAGGCCTTACTAGAGGCACAACAGCTAGAAGAAGCTGTTAAATCTAATGCAAAAGAAATACTTGCAGCTACTATGAAGCAAGAAATTGAAGAGTTAGTTAAAGAATCATTAAATGAACAAGAAGAAGATGACTTTGTCGGTACTAGTGAAGAAGAAGTCTCTGTTGAGTTCGATGATGATGATTTTGATGACGAAGAATATGAAGACCAAGAAGAAGAGGAATTAATGATTCCTGCAGGAGAAGAAGCAATGGTATCTATGGAAATGGATACGGATGAACCAACACTCGACCTAACACAAGCATCTGACGAAGAAGTAATGAAAGTTTTCAAAGCTATGGGAGCTGAAGATGGAATCGTTGTTACACAAGATGGAGACACAATTGAACTTGAAGACCAGGGAACTGGTACTGAATATAAAATTGAATTGGCCGAGAGTAAATTTAAGAATAATCTTCTAATTAACGAAGGTTATGATAATGATTCAATGGAGTACGTTGATGATGAAGAAATTATGGAAATGGAAAAAGATTTCGAAGAAGGTTGGAAAAAAGGTATGTATGAAATGAAAATGAAAGACATGTATGAAATGGATGACGAAATGTCAGAAATGAAAATGAAAGGTATGTATGAAATGGAAATGGATGATGAACCTATTTATGAAATTTCTTTAGAGGACGAAATGGATATGGATGAAGAAGACATGGACATTAAGGAATTACAAGAAATGGGAGATATGTCTTACGAAGAAATGGAAGAAGGTGATTATGGTTTTAAACGCCCTATGGGTCGTTCAAAACAAGGTTACCTAGATAGAGAGGATGAAATGTTGGGTGGAGAACACGGACATGAAGACTC